GAATACAGCTGCGGAGAAAGCAGATTCAGGTGTTGATGCTGATACAGTCGTTGCTTGGGATGAAGATATTGGTGACTCAACCGTGGATGGTGAAGTAATATGGCAACGTATTGCTTGGACTGAAGATACTTGGGTTGGTGGGATTCGCTTCAAACACGGTACAACAACTGATCCAGAATATTATGATCCAGATGATACAACAACATTTGACTTCAATGCTGAAATCAATGGTGAAGCTAAGACAGAAGATCTTGTTATCTCTGCTATTGGTCCTGGCTCAGCTTACAATGATTACTACATCTTCCTTCTTGGTTATGCAGATTCAGAGAAGTTGAAGAAGTACCCTTACAGTCTGAGCATTCCTCGCGAAACTCTTAAGTCCGATTCGTTCGTTCCAGAAGAATTCGCAAACTGGGGAACTACAGCAGCACCAAGTATCAAGCGCTTACTTTCTAAGGTTACATATGCAGAGCTTGTAGCTGAATTTGATTTCTTGGGTGTCATTCCGAACAATTTGCCGGCAAGTGAAAAAGAATTTGGCGTATTTGTTCTTTCGAGAGATACAGTCAGCAATTCTTGGGGTGAAGTAGAATATCACCGTGTATCAACAGATCCAAACGCATTTGATGGTAACGGCAGTAAGTTGTATGTTGAAGACGTTATTAACAATAACTCAACCTTGATTCGTGCAAAGCTCTCAACTCTTGCACAAGATTGTGTTATAACAACAACTCTTCCAATTGCACTTAAGGGTGGTTACTCTGGTGAGCTTCAAAACTTCTACGAAAGTGTTGTGCGTAATGATGTTACAACAACTCTTGTTGGAGAATTCATCAACGGTCTTGCGCTTTATGAAGAGTCCGATATTGATGTAGACGTACTCATCGAAGGTGATCTACCACTTGCGGGTAAGACTGCTCTTGCTGGTCTAGCAGAAGATTTGAATGGTGAAGCCATTGCTGTTCTAGATGTTCCTGCAGAATACAAGACTGTTGATCAAATTGTTGGTTGGACACAAGAAAATCTTCTTCTTGGTGGTGAAACTGGTAGCTATGCTGCTCTTTATCACAACCGCTTGAAGATTTATGATAAGTACAATGGTACATATCGCTGGGTTGCTCCTTCCGGAACTGTTGCTGGTATCTATGCACAGGTTGATAAGGATTACTATCCTTGGTATGCTCCTGCAGGTAGCCGTAGAGGTACATTGTCGGAAGTTCTTGATCTTCGTGAAATCTTCCGTCTTCCTCAACGTGATGCACTTTATGCTAACAGAGTTAACCCTATTGCTGTTATCCGTAGTGCAATTACCATTTACGGTCAAAAGACTCTTCTGGATCGCGAGAGCTATCTTAATAGAGTTAATGTTCGTCGTCTTCTTGCGTTCTTGAAGCGTAGATGTCGTCGACTTGCAGAACAATTCGTTTTTGAATTTAACGATGAGTTCACCCGTGCGGAACTTACAGGTATTTTCAATGAGTTCCTACAATGGGTTCAAAATAACCGTGGGCTTCAAGAATTTTTGGTTGTCTGTGACGAAACCAATAATACTGCTATCGTACTTGACAACAACGAACTTTATGTTGACATTTACGTTAAGCCTACACCTGTTGCAGAGCTCATCTATCTGCGCTTCTATATTACGAGATCAGGTATCAAGCTTCAAGAGCTTGCAACTCGTATCGTTCCTGGCGTTACAAACACCGTACCAACAACCGGTGCTTAATTTAGATAAAGGAAAAGGACAAGCAATATGTATAGTCTAAATCATTTTAGAGAAAAAATTAATGATATTGCTAGACCATATCACTTCCGTTGTACTTTTGATGGTGGTTGCTTTGGACAACTTGGCGATCCTCAATCAGTGGTAGCGTCTATGAGAACTTCTGCACTTCCTGGTCTAACAGTGAACGAAGTTGCAATTTCTTACTTTGGTATGACGTATAAACTAGGTGGGACTCCTACCTACGAACCTCTTACTGCTCAGTTCATTATTGATGCAGATTATGACGTTCTTGCCAAATGGAAACTAGTTCTTGACGATGTATATAAATATGAAGAAGGTAATGGTCCTAAGTGGGGTGCACCTACGGTGTATATGGGTACGATGACTCTTTATCAGCTTAATACAGAACGAAGCACGGCTTCTTCTTATAAGTTGAGTCTAGCTTACCTCTCCGCTATTAGCGCAATTCAATACGGTCATGAAACCAAAGATACACCATTGACGTTTGATGCTACGATTACGTACAGCTACTACAACAAGATCTAGTATAAACGCACAATTCAAATCAATAAGAAACCCCTATTAATTTAGGGGTTTTTTATTTGAATTATATTCATAGGTAAGACTAAATACCTATAGATAATAAGAATTCACTACGACCCATCTGTGTATTTTTATAAGGGTGTTTCGACACCTATCCTACCCCTCAATATATTTCATAAAACCATATCTGTACACTAAATAGAGTAGTAACCATTCTATAATACGGGAGAGTAAAAATGAAAGAGAACCAAGGGTTTATTGACGAGAACATGTTTTTCGCTAAGAACATTCCAGGACAAGGGATGCCAACTGCTATGAATAGTTCAACTGGACAGCTTACCCCTGAACAATTGGATAGTATCATTAATAATACTAACGAGCATCCGGAAGTTCGTAAACAGGCGGTTTCGATGAAGGCGAATCTTTTTCCAGAACCAGAGATCGTAGTTGAAGCGCCGAAACCAAAAGTAACAAAGAAAAAGAAAGTAACTAAAGTTGTGAAGAAGGAAACTCCGAACATTAATAATATTATTGAACAAAAGCAAATAAACGATATAGAGTTTGGTCAATTCCTTCAGACATTTAGTACAGATATATATGCTGATGAGATTCGTCTGATATCTAATGAGGATAACGTAGTTAATCTCCGAAGTTTGACTGTTGAGGAGTATAAGTTTCTGTCGAAGCAGTTGGAGTTGTTTGAGTCTCGTAACTCGATTTTAGATAAGACCGCGCCAGACTATCTTTATCATGTTCGTATGTTAGAATTCTCTTTGACTAATGCTTTGGATGTAGTGTTGAGAAAATGCATCACTAACGATTATCCAATCGAAAACCTTACAATCTACGATTGGATATACTTGCTTGTTTATATGCGATTAATTTCGCGTGGTGAAGAAGCTTCATTTAAGATTACTAGTGGTGATGGTGAGAATACAACAAAAGAATATATTGACATCAACATTAGCGAAATGTTGGATTCTATTCGTAAGCGAAGAAAAGAATTCATTATGAACCCAATGGAATATGTAGAGATTGAAGATGGTTTAGGACTATATCTTATGATCCCAACTCGCGGGGATGTTCTTTTTACTCAGGATGAACAGACTCGTAACCCAGAAGCTTCTGCTAACTTTATCTCATTGGCAATGTGCGTAAAGGCATACGTTAAAGATGGTGTTGCAAACATCATGAGCCCACATCAACGAGTACAGTTGCTTAATAGTCTTTCATATGAACATCTACAAAAGATTACAGAGGCATATAAAAAGAATAGCGATAGCTTCTTTAACGTTATAAACGAATTTATTCGTATGGAAAATCCAAGCGCAGAGGGATTCACCATATCGGATTTTATACTATTCTTCTACGATTTTTAACAGTAGAAGAGTATATGACCATTTTATCTTCTCAGTTTAGTCTGTTATTATCGATTAAACTTGGTATTAAGGAATCAGATCAACTTCCGATGGATGAGTTTGATCTTGTGGTCAATCTCTATGATCAGTATTTACGGAAGTTAGAACAGGAACGAAATGCCTAGACCTAGTGAACTTACTTGGGGAACACATAATAATGAAGTTCCCATTATTATACCTATCAATAAAAATGGAGAACCGTTTCTGGATGATCTTGTTATTCAACCTCAAGATATAGTTGAAGTCAAGTTACAAGAATCAATTAGCCAATATGTTGTTTTTGGTACTATTAAGTTTACTGATCGCGGTAAGTTTAAAATGGGTATTTTATTCAGAGAAGGTTACGACTATTTACAAATGATCTTGAGATCAAATAGAGAAGAAGGTCCAGGTTATGGTGAAGGTGGTTATGTTCTTAAATTTGAAATCCTCAATATCGTTGGGTATGAGGAAGGTCATATTGTTGGTTCAGGATATGATGAATTTACAATCACTATAGCTCAATTTCCAGCTTATCGAAACCTTTTGACATGGAAAGTCTCAAAGGGTTATGCTGATATTAAGATTAGTGAAGTCGTAAAAGATATATTTAAGCGATTCCTTAATAAGAGTCCTGAGGACTATAAGATTGGAGACTTAGATAAAGGACAAACTGTAGAGGATACTATAGGACAATTAGAAAGTTTCTGTGTTCCGTTCTGGAGTCCTCATAAAACACTCAACTATTTGAAGCGATATGCACTCACGCCGGGAGATATTGCAGGGTTCCATTGTTGGTTTGATCTCAAAAATCAATTCCACTTTCGATCTCTTGATAATATCATGAGTAATGGAAACCAACACGATATTAATATTCAGGATGTAGTTGTAACAAATATTGCTGAAGCACAAAAAGATACACAGAAAATTGTCAACGATTACTATTCAGAGTTTGCACATAAAGAATACTATAAGATAGGGTTGTCTGGTGCTTCTGCTGAACGGTTCAACTGGTTTAAGAAGAAAGAGTATACGCTTAAAAATGGTTACCTTAAACGTCCATCATCGATTAAGCTTGTAAATGATATGTATGAAGAACCTAAAGACATTAACAATATGTTTGGATTCCATATGCCTACTGGGTATAGAGGTGAGAATGATACTCAAACATGTAAAGCTCTCGTATATAACCAAATGCTTACTGCAATTGCTGCACAAGTTCAAACTCACATTCTGATCAATGGTATTACAAGTAACGGTTATATGAAATCTGGCGATTCAATTAAGATTGAGAACAAGGTGCGTGGTGTTAATGAGAACATCGAAGAGCTAGAAGGTAAATGGTTCGTAAGAACAGTATCACACACGTGGAACACTAAAGGTATTCCATATCGCCAAGTGCTTGCATTATCTAGAACCGAACCATTTAAACATTAGGGAGATCCAATGGGTGTTGAAACTGATCTTTTTGGAGATGATATACTAGAACATCCTCTTATTTATAGAGGTGTTGTAGAGAATGTTGATGATCCAGAAAAGGCTGGCCGAGTGCGTATTCGTGTCATGGGTATCCATAGTGATAACCCAAAGTATGTGGAGACGAAACATCTTCCGTGGGCAATTCCTGCTACTGATCTAAGAATGGGTGGTGGACTTCGTAATATCGGTTCATACAAGGTTCCAGATATTGGTAGTCATGTATTTATATTCTTCGAAGCGGGTGACCATAACTTCCCAGTATATTTCGCCACAGCACCAGCGATTGAAGATGTTGAGGACTATCAAGAGAAAGATGGTAAGTTTAAGGATGATGTGTATGAGTATGCTAAGTCTAGTATCTATGATGACCAAAGTGATTATGATTCAAAAAAAGACTTCTATGAAACAACTAAGGATGATGAGATTCAACATCCAGTACAAGACTATGCTCCACAAACTCGTAAGAACACATTCGGAGATGGTGGTTCAGAACAAATCCCACCACCTAAGAAAGAAGAAGTTGAAGCACAAGCAATCTTCCCTTCTGGTTTTTTCCAAGCTAATATCCGAGTTGCGTTTGATGGTAAAGCTAATCTAGATGCTCCTGGGTATAGTGGTATAGAAACAATTAAACCAAGTAGTAGTTTAAACGATCTTCAAAAGAAACAAGAACTAGATCTTTGGACAGAAAGGAAGTGGGGATACAATGATGATGATAATACTCATCAGCATGATTTTAAGGGGGGTGCTGATTGGAAACCTGATTATCCTATGTGTAGCACGGAAAGAAACGCACAAGGCGAAATTGTGGATAGGGACATCCTCGTCGAGCGTAAAACATATATACACCCCTCAAAATACTTCCACGAACTAGTTCAGCTTGACAGTACTCGCAAGAAGGATGACTTTCTAAACGAAAGATCTATCAAAAAGGTTTACGAACGTCAAAGAGGTAAAGGTAATAGTCCAGAAGGTACAATCTCTAATCCCTATGATCCACCAACAGATGTTATTGCTAATGAGGCTGATCCAATTAAGGTAACACCAAAAGCGTTTGTGGGTCGAAAGAATAATAAGATTACTTATGATGATATTGAGGGTGAGACAAGAGAACAGACTCTTTGTCGATTCGAAGAGCGTAAACATAATCCTGGACGAGAGAAGACTATTGTTGAAGACTTTGTTTATAGATACTACGCAAATAAAGTTAATGAGACATTTAATGTAGATCGTAATACTCGATTCTATACTGGTAATGATAATGTGGAAATTGAGCATGGTGATCGTAACTATAGACTTCATCGAGGTAGCCATAACCAACATCTTGATATTGGTAACTTTAATCGCACCAATAATAAAGGTTGGGAACATGTACATATTGACGATGGACATCAACTGATCGAGTTGAATGGTGATAGACCATTTAAAACAAGTGGTTTACATGAAGATCAAACTAAGATGGATGGTAGCCAAGACTACCTCAACGCACAGCATACAGACGTTGCAGACAAGCAAGGTGAGAAAGTAAGTGGTATTAGCTCCTTTGATGCCATTGAATATAATGAAACGTCTAGAGGCTACCAATTCATTCTTATACACGCAAATAAAGCAGGGGCTGATGCTAATCAGACATTCAGACTAGAGAAGGGTCATCAATTATTCTTATTGCAGGAAGGTAATCAGACATTCGTGCTAGTTAAGGGTGATCAGGGGTTCCATTTGAATGAAGGACATCAATATTTCTTATTGGATCAGGGTAACCAAAAGTTTCAATTGAGTAACGGAAATATTATCAGAACAGTTAATGGGACACGAACTACGAATTATACTGGGGAAGTTGATGAAAATACTGATGCTAATTGGAATATTACTGCCAATGGAGTCATAAATATTACAGCACCCACCATTAACCTCAACGGTAACGTTAATGTATCTGGAAATATCGCTATTGGTGGTAACGAAAGCGTTGTTGGTATAAGTTCTGGTCCAAATAACAATATGTAAGGATAAATCATGGCTCGTAAAACGGTCCCATATGCATATCGCCGCGACATCCCTTGGAATTTTGATCTCGACGAAAAGGGTGATCTAAAGATGAAAGAGGATATTGATGCTGTAAATCAGTCGATTTATGCCATCTTGATGTCTAATTTTGGAGACAAGAACTTTGAACCACTGTTTGGATCGGATATGGAGAGTGTAGTATTTGAGCAGGCATATCCTGAAGCTGTATTGGCTTATGAGATTGAAAGTCGTGTCAGAAATTCAATTAAAGATATTGAACCACAATTGTCAATAAATTCTATTCAGATTGACATTAGTCAAATAAATAACTATAAAGTTACTGTCACAATCGGATACCTACTAGACGATGGATTAACTCAAGGGATGTTTGATGAAACACTTTCCTTTGAGAATCTCAGTAGATAGGAATAACAAATGTCAGAACAACAACTAAATTTCAAGGATATTGACTATCGCGGTTTAAAAGAAGGACTAATAGAGTTCCTTCGTGCAACCGAAACCTTCAAGGATGCTAACTTTGAAGGTTCGTTTATGAATCAGATGATCAATATGTTTGCCTATACAGGTGCTATTTTTGGCAACTATATTAACTCGATGAGTAACGAGCAATACATCAACACATGTAGTCTATATGAGACTGGCAATATGCTTGGTAATCTTGTAGGCTATAAGTCTCATGGATTCCAAGGATCGAGAGTTTCAGTTACTGTTACTCCTGATTTTGATTCAATGGGAATCGAAGATAATATCGATCCTTACTTTGGTTGGTCTGCTGTCATTCCTAAGAATACTCGCTTTACTACGAGAACATCTAATGACCGTAATAAATCCCTAGTATTCTCAAATACTGCAGATAGCGTAATGTCTATCAAAGATCCGGATACTGCAGATAGTTCTGATCCTAATGTTATCTCTTTAGAATTAGCGCAAGGAATTCCGCTCAGTATCGAGTTCACAAGTGATGGAACAGAACTACAGAGCTTTGAGATACCAAACCCATTCGTTGACACTAAGAGTATTGAAGTCTATGTTCTTAATGATCAGGCAGAAGAAGAAAAGTGGGAAAGTGTATTAACTTGGTTCTATTCCGGTCCTGAATCACAAATTTATGTTCCGTATATCAATCCTAAAGGTCTTCTTGAGATTATATTCGCAGAAGGTAACTTTGGGATGATTCCACCCGCAGGACGTTCGATTCGTATTGAATATCTTGCGACACTAGGTTCTGAGGGTAAGATTGATGCTAACGCTATCGACCAACTCTCAGACACTATCTACTTTGTAAATCCTTCTGATCCTCTCGATACCATTCAAGCGCAGTTCACCGTAACGCAAGCGAATGCGAGTTCAGAAGGAATAAATATTGAAACACTCACCCGCATCAAGAAGTTTGCTCCGCTATATTTTGGTATGCAGAACAGACTTGTTAACAACTTCGATTACAAATGGTTTGTCTTGGGTGAGTATCCATTTGTAGTCGATGCTGCAGCATTTAATTATGAAGAAGCCGTAACTGCTGGTCTGCTTCCATCTCCATGTCAGAATGTTGTAGATAATCCTAATTGGAGTTCTTATACACTTCAAGACATTAGTGGATATACCGAGCAGAAAAAGATTCCGACAGATTGGGACTTCCGTGGATTCTATGAATTGTACACTATGGAAGAAGGAGATATACTTCCTCTTCCTGATCTTAGTGGTACTGATGTTGATGTAGGTGATCTGCTTAACTTTGGGACTAGTAGTGCTCTTTATGTTGATACATCTAGAGCATGTGCAGACAATCGCGGATCATTACTTAATCAAAATGTATCCATTCTAGGTAATACAGATTGCTGTACAGTAGTTCACTTTGAACTTGAGGTATTAAATCCAAACCAGGATTCAGATACATCTCAATATCCAGCGATTACTAGTGACACATTAGATCTATATATCAATGGTTTGAAGTGCTTCACTCGTTATGATGCGTTCACATATAACACAGAAGGTTATGTTTCTAATACATGTTGCTGTGATCGTGAGGGTGATGTTAAGGGGTGGTATGTTGTTAAGGGTGTTTTCCTACTTGATAATTCTGAACTAGATTCAGATACAGGTATTGCTAATATTCTTTTATCTGTATTCGTTAAACCAAATAATCAACTACTGTTGGGTAATGTTAGAGTCTATCCGGAGAGTTGCTTAACATCTAATGATGTATTCATTGTTCCTGTTCCTGAGAATGGTGGATATCTAAACGTCGAGACTAAAGAATTAATGCTGAGCGATATGGATAAGATTAAAATGGTGACAGTTCGTAACCATATCATTAGTCCAATCTATCAAATATTCGATGTGCGTGTTGTATTCAAGAAGGATGAGACAAGTATTATTTCAACAGAAGAGGTTAGCAACTCAATCCGCACCGAGATTGTTAACGCATTCCTTCCGGCCAATAATGAGTTAGGTGGATTGCTTAATACTGTGGATTTCATTAATTTTATCAATGATGTTCCTGGTGTGGATCGCGCAAGAGTAGTATTGACTCCTCGTAGTCCGGAGCTAGCATCTAGGGTCAATGATCTTGGTGACTATCAATTGCTTGAATCCGAATTCCCAATCTTGGGTAAGGTACAATTAGGATAAAATATGCAAGAATCATTCAATTTCTATGAGTTTCTCAAAGATGCTACTAATCAATCATTAGTCTTTCTACAAGACAACGCACAATATGACGATGTGTTACAAGCACTTGCTAATATGTTTGATACTCTATACACAAGAGTACAAGAGATTAAGATAACAGAGACAATGGATATAGATGGAAGCAATGACTTCCAGAAGTATCTTAACACCAATGATGGAACTGTGGTAGTTGAATTTATTCTTGAGTATGCGGCGAAGTATCTTGACACCGATCATTTCAAAGATACTGTAGCACTTCTTCTTCGTCAGTATAAAGAACGTGAGATTGGTGGAGAAATTCCCGATCTTCCCGCATTTATTGAAGCTGAGATTATCCCTGCATTCAAATTCTTTACTATGAATGCTGGCGATCTTCATAAGTCTAAGGGTGTGAAGAGTCTCATTGAACGTATCTTTGAATTTTATAGTCCTGTATCTTCATATGAGAAGATGTTTGATGGTGTGCGAGAATGGGATACGGAAGATCCTACAGATAGAAGATTAGAACGTTATTCTTCATATCGTGTTGGACTTAGTGCTGATAATCTTACTAATAACTATTCATCGGTTGCTGCTCTAAATGGTATCACAATTTCCAAGTATCTAGAGTTAGACACACATAAGATTGCTTTGGGTGATGATGTTGCGTTTATCTCTAAGAAAGAGCGTGAAGATTGGTGGATTGTAGATACCGCTGACGATATATTTAAGATTGACGATGATTACTTCGCAATTCTCCAGGATAATGTATTATCATTCTATAAAGATGATATTGAGATCTATGATGATAACTATACATTCGTTACACCTACACCGGAGACTACTTATGAGAATGTGCAGTGGACACCAACGGTTATCAGTGTCAGTGATCCTTATGATCATTATCAGAATCATAATCTTTACTTTGTAGAGAAGATTGAGAATAGCGATACATTTGCAGACTGGGAATATAATCTTATTAGATTCCACCATGATGTATCTCGCGATCTTACACAGTTTGATATGGTTCGTAGAGGGTTGGGTATTTCATATGATCCTCTATCTTATAATAGCAGAGCAGTATGGCCGAAGATTAATCAGTATATCAGTCTAGATTATATCTGGATCGATTTGTATGATATCACAGATGTAGATTATGCATTCAATAAAGAAGATACTAAACTTGTATACTCATACATTATGGAACATCAAACAAAGCAACCAGATGGTCTGGGTGGGTTTACATACCCTAAGAATAGAGTTGTAGTTGTAGCAAGAGATGGTTATAATTATGCGCCGGAACTTGAAGGGTTTTATTACAATATTATTGGTAAGATCAGTACTAGCAATTCAAACAAGTATGTACTACAAGAACGTGTAATGACTTCTCTATTACAAGAGGAGTTAGAGAAGAGCGTAGCAAGTGAACAATATTCTATACAAACGGTATTTGATCTCTTCATGCCTACCACAGTTGTAGTCGCTGAAGAAGACTATTATACATTCAAAGGATATTGGGATGTAGCAACTGGGAGCGCACCAATTGCAACAACTCCTGATCATGGTGATTATTGGATCGTATCAGTTGCTGGTGATTATAAGATTGGTGGTGTTAATTCCTGGTTTGTTAATGATATTCTAGTTTGGAATGGCAACTTTGGTTATTGGGAAAAGAATAACAATATCCCTAATATAACATCTACTAGCACAACATATTATCAGATTGAAAGAACACTTATTGCAATGGGTGTTCCTGAGTTTGAGTATCTAGATGCAGATGATAATTCAATGGTCACACCATACGAGAAATCGGGTGGGATGTCGTTTGTTAAGATCTCATCTATTAACCTTGATATTAGTTCATTCTCGAAACTTATAGCTGCGGATACTAATGCAATTGAGACATTTGGAGATGATCCATTTGTTATGTTTGCATACACAAGTAATAAGGATAATAGAGTTAAACTTATCTCTGTTCCTATGAATGAGTATACAAGCGATGTTAATAGTGTAGATCTGAGTCGTATATTGCAGAAGTATCCTTATGAAACATCAAACATCAATATTAGAGATGTAGATTTCTCAGACAAGCATATTATTGTATATGGTAGTGATCCTAAGAATACATCTATAGGTACATTTGCTATAATCATGGAGAACACTGGCTATAATATGCCTCTGGGTATTCGGTCCAACTCAATGAATATTCAGTATGATGTGGATCTTAGGAACCTTACAAGAGAGAATCAACCATACTATCGCACGGAAGATGCAGATGGAAATGAAATTGATGATGAAGAAGTTG